AAACAATTAGTAAAGAAGCAGCTATAACGCTGCTTAACTGGTTTACAGATAATGAAAATTATCTTTCAGGTGCTATTACTCATATGGTCCCTTCAAATGCAGATGATGATCCGGCAATAGGTGATAAAATCTCAGTATATGGTATTGATGGATTCTTTTATGTGGAAGGTATTGCCCACACGTGGCAGTATCGGGGGGCCCTGAAAAGTAATCTCACGGTAACTCGTGGTTTTAATAGAACTAAGCCGATTGAATTGAAGGACAGAATATTTAGAAGGAATGCAATATCGTGAGAAAACAGAAGCGAGATGTACAGGTAAATCAGAGTGCTGTTCAATTCCCTCTTCGAACTACTATGGCACCTCATGACCGGTCTGCGTTTATCGCTCAAGTAACTAAAGTTTATTCTCAGCGTATGACTTGTGATCTAAAGACTCACGATGGTCAACTGCTTCATAATATTCCAGTTATGACAAGTGCTGGGACTATTGATGGTGCTCCGTATGGTACTGTTAGTCTACCTGCTAATAAAGATTATGTAGTAGTAATATATGCTTCTTATGGAACTCGGCATAAAGTAATTGTAGGTACCGTTATTCCGTATTTGGCTCCTGAGTTTGGTAAAGCCCCAGTTAATTCTGAAAATAAACAATTTGCAACAACGATGCTGGAAGAAAACAAGCCACTCGAAGATAAGTACATCTTTAAATCAGGGACTTCTCTTCTGGTCGAAGAGGATGGTACAATAAGTATAGAGACACCAAGTGGAATGTTTATTCATATTGATGAGGCAAATAGTAAAATTATAGTTTCAGATGCTCAGGGAACACCTAATGTTTTGACCTTATCTTCTACAGGTATTCTTATTGAAGATAAAAATGGAAACGATATTACGATGACTTCAGGAAAAGTGACGATAAATGGGAACTTGGAGGTACTTATCTAATGGCTCTGAAATTGATTGCGGTTAATAGCTGTACGATAGATCCGCAAGGTATTGTTAGTATCGGAGCCGGATCGCTGACTATTACGAGTATTCCTTCATTGAAATTATTACCTGAAGGAAAAGGGGCATATAAGACTCCTTTGACGTTTGTAGTCGCAGGTGCTAATGCTTCTGGATATGATCCGGGGACGGTTGTAACTGTTGGACCTGCTACAATAATTGCAACAGCGGTGAAAGTAAGTGCAGAAGGAAGTAAAGTAATGCGTGTTGATGATCAGGTTGCTGCCGCTGCGATGACAGGTACTATTAGCGGTACACCGACACCGTTTACCGAGGCGTTCAAGATCACGGATGCCGGACAGATAAAGGATAGTGCAGAATGAGTGATTTTAATCTTTTTGAATTAGCCGGACCTCAACCCGGAGCTGGGAAGACTAATTTTAGAACAGGCCAGCCGAGAGATAGTAATGCTTCAAAATATGGAACTAATGCGGCACGGGGATCTCTCGATTCCCCTTTAAGTAAAAGCTGGTTATTTGAGATAGTAGAAAAATTAACTGGAAATGTTATTCAATCCTTTACACTTTTACTTCCCCCTTCAAGTTTAGCTATTAAGGAACCTCAGCGAACTTCGATTACAAAAACATTCGGAAATGCTTTTGTGGATGAATACGGGGCGGATAATATTCAGATAACACTTAAAGCAATTTCAGGAACTACTCATGTATTTCCGACATATTCAAATACCGCGACAAGTGCCTTTACCGATATTGCTTCAGCGGTAAGTGGTGCTGGAACGGCTAGTAGTAACAGTGCGGGGTTTACCGGTAAAAATGCTTTTTATGAGTTTCGTGATAAAATTATGCGGTATAAGGATAAGAATGATTGGGATAAATGGGAACTTAGAGTTTATGATCTTGCTGATGAACAAGCATATAAATGTATTCTTCTTGATTTTACATTGGACCGTAATTCTGATAATCCTCTCAGGTATCCTTTTACAATAAGTTTATTTGTATATGAAAAACTGGATAAAGTTAAAATTAAAAAAGGGAAAATTATCAATATATCTAAAGATCCGATAAGCGCTCTTGATGATGCTGATAATTTTTTGGATAAGCTGGAAGATTTATATCAGGATGTTAAAAGTATTTTAAACTCTGTAGCTCTTTTGAAGGCTAAAGTACTTGAATTACGCTCAAGGTATAATAAGTTTTTAACTCAGGTCACAAAGGTACTGACAGCTCCGTTGGATATTGCTAAGAATATGATTGATATCGGGATGACGGCAACAGGTACTTTGTATGATACTTATCAAGCCGGTAAGATTACTTTTGAAAGATATGTAAGTGCTCAAGAACTTTTTAGAGAAACTATAATACAGGCATTAAAGACTTACGGGTTTCAAATAAGTCTGGGATGGCAGCAGTCTAATACGATAGAGCTTGAAGAAGATGCGGGGGTTGATACTGAAGGGGATACTGTAACCCGTTCGGTTAATCTGGAAACATATGAATATTCGGGATTAAAAGTGTATACCATAAAGGGTGATGATACACTTCAGAGAATTGCTTTAAATGAATTGGGAGATGAGAACTTATGGTCATATATTGCTTCTGTTAATCCTGATATAGGGTCTAATGTAGATTTAATATCCGGTACTGAGATCTTTTTACCTATAGAGATTGATCCGGGAGATGGCATCAATAAGGAAAAATTTATTCTTACTGAAGATTTTACAAGAGATCCGTACGGCACCGATATTCGGTTGGATTCGGATGGAAATATCGTGATTCAGGAAAATAATAATATGTCTTTAATTAGCGGTCTTGAAAATGTTCAACAGGCAATAGATCTCAGACTTAATACTATGACTGGAAGTATGATTAAACAAAGCGCTTTCGGGATTACGGCACAAGCTGGAATTGCAGGCACTGAACTTGCTATTAAATATTTGAAAACAGCAATTAGAAGTTCACTTACACAAGATCCACGTATTGAATCTGTAGAAAATATGATAGTTTCACTGGATTCTGACGTATTAAATATCAGTATGGACGTTAATGTTATAGGGGCAGAGGAAAGTCTCCCTGTGACGGTAACTGTTTGAGAGGAGAGAGTAATGGCTGGATTTACAATAAAACAATTTGATGATATCGTTTCCGATATGGTGGCGTACATTATAGCAAACTCAAGTTCTATTACTGATCTTTCGCCGGGATCGGTTATCAGGTCATTTGTGGAAGGGTCTGCACTTAGTATTGAAGAAGTTTATGTAGGAATATACCTTGGATTTAGACGATATCTCGATAATGTACAGGAAACTGCATTTGATTTTGAAAGGAAAGATGGTACCAAGGCGATTGTAAATGAAGTTTTTTCCAGAGCCGCAGCAAACGGGTTGATTAACATTCCAATAGGCTCTCGTGTGAAAACACCTTCAGGCTTGCGTTTTTTAACAACTATTGCAGGTACTATTGATGCGGGTCAGACTGATTCCGCTTCAGTCGCCTGTGAAGCTGAAAATACCGGAAGTGCCTATAATATAGGTAGTGCAACCCTTACAATTCTTGAAGACAGTATTGCAGGTATAGATACCATTACTAATGCGCTGGCCGCAACCGGCGGAGTAAATCAAGAATCTAATATCGCGTATAAAACAAGATTTCAGGCATTTATTGAAGGACTTGGACGATCAAACATAGCCGGGTTAATTGCAGGGGCTTTAAGTGTTGAGGGAATAACCAGTGTATCTATTGTTGAGTTATTTCCTCCGGTTGGTAATGTAAATGTGGATTTGTATGTTGATGATGGATCTGCGGTTACGGTTACAGCAGATAAAATATTGGAAGTTCAAGGGATTATTGATGGGGATGGAACTGAAGATAATCCGGGTTATCGATCAGCAGGTGTGAATGTTGTGGTGAAAGCTCCAAGTATTGTAACTCAGAATATTACTATGGAAGTAGAGATATTATCCGGGATTGATACAGATCAGCTTGAAACAGACCTTGTCGATGCTGTGAGTGCCTATATAAATACGTTGGGAGTAGGTGTTGATATAATCTATAATGAGATAATTGCGGCTGTTATGAGTGTATATGGAATCGTGGATGTGGATCTCACTGTTCCGTCGGTTAATGTGACGGTAGCTGCTACGCAGGTGGGTCGTGCAGGCACAATTTTAGTGTCGGTGGCGTAATTATGGGAATCATAAGTACTTTTAATAAAACAATATCCAATTTTATTAACAAAAATGGAGAGTTTTATACTGCGCTTGTAGGTACTGAGGATTTTACACCGGAATCGGTTATCGATGAGTCCTCAGATTTTAATTGTGGTGCACTATGTAATGAACTGGAATATCTGAGAACTGTTTCAAATTATTATGTACAGTCATTCGATCTGGATATAGCTGAAGATGAGAACTTGGATATTCTTGTGAATGCTTTCCTGAATCTGCCACGGAGGAATCGAGAGGAAGAGGATGAAATATACCGGAATCGATACCGGGCAATTGCAATTCAGCAGAGTAATCCAAGAAGAACAACACGATGGGCTATTATTGATGCTCTCACATATTTCATTGCGGATGCCGATACAATTCAGATAGTGGAACCTTTTGACAGTAATAATCTGTATTTTGAGATTCGAATAGAAGGTGCTCAGGATCTTACAACTGTAATATTTTTGAATAATACTAATCAGGGTTATTTAAATCAGAATTTTGTTGGTGGTGATGGTGTAGGTGGTGTTATTTCATACGTGGGATCGATTGTTGATCGAATACGGGCTGCCGGTGTGGATTTCGATATTATATTTATAAAACAATTTAGGTTTACAAAGACTATAGATGCATTTGTCGGAGCCATTCAATTTTATAAAACTATCGATGCGGTTGTCAGAAGTATAGTACAAATTACAAAAACTTCAGATGCGACCGTTGTATAAGGAGTAATAAATGAAATACGCAGATGAAAAAGGAACTAAAACTCAACAGTGGTTTCCTAATGAAATATGTATGGATATAGATCTCAATAGACTAGGTATTCAAAGATATCAAAATCTTACGGATACTTTTCTTGCTCTTATGTATCAGGATATTGTAGATTCGGTTTTAAACGGTCTTCAATTAAATATTAACACACTTCTCACGTGTACTTTGAAGACAGGAGCTGCATTATCTTTTAATGGAGCTTATGCGTCAGATGGTGTATGGGGATTTGTAGCTGCGGCAGGGGATGCATTTAGTGTCGTGGTACCGGATGATACCGCGATTGCGTTTACTACAGCTGATCCTACGAATCCCCGAATTGATGTTCTTGAGATTCGACCTATTGAAATCCCTTACAATTCGGCGTCCAGAAACTTTAAAGACCCGATAACCAAATTAGTTAATACAGCCGTAATAAACACAAGTTTAGAGTATGGATTCGAGTTTCAAATATTAGAAGGAACTCCGGCAGGATCACCTTCAGCACCTTCTAAAACGGCAGGCTGGATAAAATTGGCTGAAGTTTCTATAGCGGCTACTCAAACTGTCTTAACTCAAAATGATATAAACGATGTTCGAGATTCAGATGTGTGGGATACGGAAGCTGATACAACAATATTAAAGTTGTTTACTGAGGTGTTAGAATCGACTAGTACGGGTGAAGGTGCTTCGAAAATAGGGATTGAAGATTTTGGTATGTATTATAATGATGCTGATGTTGAAGCAGCTCTTCATGAATTAGGGTTGAATATGGTTAATTCAAAAGTTCCTTTAATATTTTCACAAATAGGGAACGACTTAAATATTTCAGGTATAGGAAATCCAGAAATTACAGCATTAACGGCTTCAAGGGTTGCTTTTATAGATCTCACAAATGCTGATCTCAGAACTTATGATTTTGATGGGACTGATTGGTCGCAAACAGGGAATGACTTAAATATTTCAACTGTAGGTAATGTAGCAATAGCAGCATTATCATCTTCAAGGATTGCTTTCATAGATACTACTAATCAGGATCTCAGAACTTATGATTTTGATGGGACTGATTGGTCGCAAACAGGGAATGACTTAAATATTGCAGATGTAGATGGTTCACCAACAATTACAGCATTAACAGCTTCAAGGATTGCATATATTGATTCTACTGAGGAGGATCTCAGAACTTATGATTTTGATGGAACCAATTGGTCGCAAACAGGGAATGATTTAAATATTGCAGGTGTAACTAGTCCTTCAATTACAGCATTATTATCTTCAAGGATTGCATATATGGATACTGGAAATGATGATCTCAGAACTTATGATTTTGATGGAACCGATTGGTTGCAAATAGGGAACGACTTAAATATTTCAGGTGCAACAGTACCAGCAATCACAACATTAACCGCTTCAAGGATTGCATATATGGATGCTGCTAATCAGGATCTCAGAACTTATGATTTTGATGGAACCGATTGGTTGCAAATAGGGAACGACTTAAATATTTCAGGTATAGGAAATATGACTATAGCGGGTTTAGTTAATAATAAAATAGCTTTTATAGATCCTACTCTTGAGGATCTTAGAACTTATCAACTAGCATTTATGGATTTACCTCCAACTCCTGTATTTAGAGATGGAGAATAAAAAGGGGTTAATATGAAAACTGGATTTTTTGAACGGACACCAAGTAATCACTCTATGATGCGACTTCTGGCATTTCTTGGATTTATCCTTGGCGGAATAGTAGTCGTATGGGGAATGGTACTTCTCTCAATTGTGATTATGAAGGTTGTCAACGGGGCTGATCCGTTCGTAATACAGGCAACAGGTAGTTTAGTCATGTTAGTAAGCGGAGGTCTAGCACTGGCTGCTGGCGGACAAGCAATGAAGGTTGTACAGCAACGCAGTGAGTCTCGAGAACAACAGATAACACAAATACCCGGAGGAGGGGTCAATGAAAGTAAAACCGTGGATGTGGAAAATAGCAGTAGCCTTAGTTCTGGTTCTGCTGGGGGTGGCGGTTTATGATTCAATTGCGATTCGTCTCCGTCCTGATCTTGATTTGTCTGCTGCTATCGAACTCGCCGATAGTATACGCGCAGAGCGTAACAGTTACAAACTCGGATTGGAAGACGCTAACGGACGAGTATCAGAACTTGAAATCACTTTGGGTGACACAAGGCGAGATAATAGAGCGCTTAGAGATGAGCTTGATCGAAGCGTTGGAATCGCCGGAGATCTTACAGACGAAAATAGACATCTTAACGAGCGCCTTAATGAAAGCCTTAAAGCATCAAAAGAACTTGGAGACTCACATATCAAACTTGGAGATTCAATTGACAGCATTGGGGATATCATTGACCGATACTCTGGCGGAGTTAAAAGCAAATGAAGGTAAACACGAACAGCAGATTATAGATATTATTACTGAATATGAAATTGATCAGAGTAGATTGAAAGCTCAAAGAAATACTTTGCTTGTAGTAGCGATTATAGAGACTATTTTAATAGGGATTGGTATCTATTTAAGTGTTAAATGAAAGTGCCCTTCGGGGCATCTCTTCTTCTCTGGGATGGCTCTTCGGGGTCATCCCTTTTAAGGCTAAGAACACGAAAAAACACGACTTGACACATATGTAAAACTATTGTATAATTCTAGTAGAACAAGTTTCTTGAGGAGGAAGCTATGACCGCCGTAATAAACGAAGCGATCAAAGATACCTATCTACAAAATTACATAGGATATCACGCTCACAAAGTTGCTCAAAAATTTCCTAATTCTATGGACCATGAGGATGTTAAACAGGAGTTATGGGAAGCTATTATTAAAGCCATGAATAAATATGATGGGAGCAAGACCCCATCTGATACTGCCCGATCTGCGGTATTTTCAAAGTATGGGCATATGATAGATGGTCGTATGAAAAAATTACCCTTTAATGAAAAACTGATTCATTACGATCAAATACAAACACAACAATTCACTAATCAAAATCAACATACACAGTATGAGATTCCTAGTTATGATTCAAGTTATGAACTGGTTGAAGCCAATGATACACTTGATAAGATTGATAATAGTCTTAAGGTTGAGGCAAATAAAGCTAAACAGTACAGTATTGCTTTAAACTGGTTTCGTCTTATGCGTAAAGGATATAATACAATTGATTCAGCTCATGAATTATCAGTTTCTGTTGATTATCTATATGTAATTCAGAATCGGATCTTTAAAGGTGTTGTTAGATATCTACCCTTTGTGTGATTATTTCTAATTGGAGGTCTATCTATGACGAAACGATTACGGGAAGCTATTGAGATTATTATTCATCCTGATCCTTACGGGGCTTGTCCATCTAGGGTACGTGAATTATCTGAAGCATATGAAGCACATCGAAGTATCCTAACTGTCACTATGCAGCGTGTTGAATATCTTGAAAACTGTTTAGTAGACGGTATGAATAAACGACAGGCAGCTAAAGCTCTTGTTGAACACGATCCCCGGATTGGTAGAAGGACTGCGGAGACTTTAGTATATACATCTTTTTCAGGTATGTATCAGAATCCTAGAAAACGCCGACGGTCCAGTACCGAAATAACAACTCCTGTTAAGCAAGTGGCTCCGCTGTCTATATCCGCTGATGAGGATTTACTGTGATGATTCTATCGAAGACTCGAACTAACTTATGGAAACTGGCAGCCGCTAGTGACCGGTATCAATTATTATTACTATTCAGTTATTTCGAAGATCATGGATCAGATGCCCCGACACAGATTGAAATAAGAGAGGCGACAGGATTATCTCAACAGATGATAAAACGTACTACACGCGCATTATCCCGAACAGGTTTTATCAGGGTAATCCCTTCTCAGGGCAACAAAAAACTTATAGAAGTGCAAAATAAAATAGGTTTGGCTTTAGCCGAGTCTGTTCCTCTTATCTTAAAGAGTTATAATAGTTCTATAGAAGAAGAGAAAGATAAGAATGACGGAGCTAAAGCCAAACCTAAAAACTTAAATGATCACTCAGGTGAACATTTGAAAGGTCAATGGTCTGTTAAAGATATTGAATCTGATGAAGACTGGTTAAAGGCTAAAGAGATTCTTTTAAAATATTTCAGATCCTCACAGATTAACCCTATTTTTCTAACAAAGAAGAATAAGTTCTCTACCTTGTTGTTACTTATAGAGCAAGTAAAAGACTTTGAAGCCTATTGTAAATGGTACCGAGTTGAAAAGTATCCAAGAATGAAGTTTAATTATGGTCTGTTTCTGTATCCCTCTATGGTATCTGAGTTTGAAGATGCTATAGAGGATGATGATACTTATCTAAATGTAACCAGTAATATGGAAAATAGTGAAGCGTATCAAAAGGTTCTGGATGAACAAGAAAAAACACTAATCGCAGAGTTTGGAGAGGTGAAATAATGCGTAAGAAATTACTTGAACAAATGGAAGACTTGAAAATTGAGCTGGTAGATAACTGTTCTATTTGTCAAGGTAATGGATTTGTAGTGGATCAGGAATGTTCGTGCCGTATAGTTCAACGATATTTAAATTATTTAATTGAAGCGAAGATACCTACAGAATACTGGGATTTAACTTTAGATGATTTAACATCTGTCAAACCACAGCAACTTATTGCAGTTGCTCAACGGTATATTGATAAATTAAAAATAGCGACTCGAAAATCTTTAGGTATGTTGCTTATGGGTCCTAACGGTAGAGGTAAAACATCTCTACAATGCGCTATTGGAAAATCAGCTGTTACTCAAGGGTATTCGGTTCAATATTTCACAGCACAGCAATATGTTGAGGCTGTGAAATCGAAAGATGTTGAATTACTTGAGGAATATGAGTCGGGAAAAATTATATTGTTCGATGAGTTAGATAAAGTATACATAGCTCAAAAATCGAACTTTGTAGCAAAGATTTTGGAAGAGTTTATTCGTAGGATGATATCCAGCGGTGTTGCGTTTATTATCTGTACTAATTTGGTTGAAGATGATTTAGGTAAAATGTTTGGGGAGTCCACTATGTCAATGTTAAGAGGTCATCTTAGATTTTTAACACTGGCCGGTGAGGATTATCGTAAAACTCAAAATGCCGATTGGTTAGATCGACTGGAAGATGAAGTTGAATATATGAATCATCATGTTATGGAGTTTGCTTACGCGCTGCATAATAGAGAGGTTCAGGAGGAAGCCGTTGGCTGGGAAAAAGAGTATTGAACAGGAAGTAACTGAAAAGGCTTCTGATTTCAGAGATATTGAAATTGAATATCAATTACTCGCATATGCACTTAGAGAGAATCCTGCTATATTGGGAACTGTTGAAAGTGATTGGTTTTCAGATATATTATTACAGGATGTTTACGCTGTTGCTGAAGATCTTAGGATACCCTTGTCAAAAGCTATGGTCCTGAATGAATTGAGAGATCGTCAGATTATGGATAAATCTGAGCAAGGTTTATTTGAAGAGGCTTTGGAACAGTTATACGAAGTGAATACGGCACCGATTAGTCCAAAGACTGTTCAGCACATGATGACCCAACTTCTCAGACTATTTGAATCCCGTAGAGTTTTAACGGCTTGCGGGAAAGTAATCGGATCTATTCGTACTTTTGATTTAGATGCTTCAAAGAGAACTTTGTCCGATGTGACTAAAGCTGCTGTGATTCGGGATTCTGAAAATGCCGTATTATATTTAGATCATTATGAACACCGAAAAGAAGTGATGCTCGAAAAGGAAGCAGTTAAGGATGAATCTGAAGATGGCGAGGCTGGTACTCGTACCGGTATATATGCCTTTGACAGAATGACTGGGGGTATTATGCCGAAAGAGTTTGCGGTGGTAGCAGGTGTTACCGGGGTAGGTAAAACGGCAGCTTTAATCGAGTTTTGTGTGACTGCTTATGAGAATGGGGAAAATGTGATGATAGGTTCCGGGGAAATGTCTGTAGATGAGCTGGCTTTTAGAATTGATTCTAGACTTACACGTATTCATGGTATGAAGTTCAGGACTGCCGAATTAGATGAAGATGATTATAAAAAATGGGATGAAACTATCATCCAGTATAAAGCATCACGTGAGAATGTGTTGATCCTGTGTGGTTATCCTCGGCGGTTTACTGTAGCCGATCTGGAACGGGACAAGATTCGATTTGAGGAAGATACTGGACAACGTATAGGTGTGGTCGGTTTAGATTATATAAATATTGTGGATCCGATTACTAAAGGTCGAAGTGACTGGAAGGATCAATCAGAGGCTGTTTGGGATTTTAAAGGTTTTTGTTCCGAATATAATCTTGTTGGCTGGACGGCCGGTCAGGTTATTGATGACGCCTATGGTAAAGAGTTATATGATGCATCCGATTTGAAATATGCCCGTGCTATTTCTGAAGCGGCTCCGATTATTGTTGCTCTGATTCAAACTGATAAAGATGTTATTGAAGGTCGGATGAAGTTTCAAGTTATTAAAATGCGTAATGCGGAGCCTCCGAAGAAACCTATTAAATTGAGTCCTAATTTATCTATTATGCGATTGAATGAGGAAGTTAAAACGGCCAGTACTCTTGCAGGTATGTCCGGTCATTCAATTGATATGGAGAGAAAGGTCAGAAAGACAAAACCTAAACCTAGAGCAAGGAAACAGAGTTTATGATTTGTACGTGGAAAGATTGTAATAATAAAGCTGAATATTTTTGTTTAAACCGTGAGGGTGTTGCGTGGGCTAATCTATGTAAAGTTCATGATAAAGAACTTGATGAGGCTGTAATCTCGAGTATTCCAAAAATTATTTTAAGGGCGTGGGTGCGAGCTTCGGGTGGGGCATCAATTATAGTTGATAGAATGTTTCATGGAAGTTGAATCAATTTTGCGGAGTCAGGGAATTGATTATGAAGATCTCGGTAATCGATTTATGGTGGTATGCCCATTTCACGATGATAATGATCCGTCCGCTGGGATATGGGCGGATAGTGGTTATCTGAGGTGTTTTGGATGTGGTGCTGAAGTCAGTTTAGCTGAGTTTCTTGTAGAGTCTGTAGGCATTACATTCTCACAGGCTCGTAGATTAGTTAGAGGTCAGGATGATGTATCGGAATTAGAGGAGCGTATTCGTGAACGTTTGCATTCTGATGATAACCGGCTTAAGTATTTCAATATTAAATCATTCCGTAAGGTGTATCCTAAATTAGTGGAAAGTTCTCCTGAGTGGGATTATGTAATAAGTCGCGGGATCAATAAAGAAATGATTCACAGGTTTGATATGCGGTCGGGTGTAAAGAAATATAAAGGGCGCGTAGTATTACCGATTTATACACCTGAAGGTCGATTATTATCGTATGTGGGTCGAGTGATAACTTCTGAGCAAGCACCTAAAACTCGGAAAAGTAGATCTCCGCATCGTACTTTATTTGGAT